AATCTTCCTATGGAAACTCCAAAAGTTACCAAGAAATCGGCCTGAGGGTTGGGGTCTAACCCCAAACACACACAAGGAGAACAAATGAAGTTGTCAAAAACTTTATTGATTGTATTTACCTCGTTATGCATACCCATTTCTGCCAAGCAATATGAACCTTCAGTCAATCAACAAGTTGGTGCAGATATTAACAAACAGGTTCTTTGTATTGCAAAAAATATTTACTATGAAGCAGCAAGAGAATCACATGAAGGAAAATTGGCCGTTGCACAGGTCACCATCAATCGTGCAAACAGCAAGAAATATCCATCTGATTTTTGCGGTGTTGTTTACCAGAAAACTGGTTCAACCTGCCAATTCTCATGGACTTGTGAGAATGTAGGTCCAGTGAGAGACACCTATGCATGGGAAGAATGCCTATACATTGCTAAAAGGGCAATAACGGAATCGGTACTACACCGAGAGCTTGCCAAGGCCAAGGCAATGTTCTACCATGCAGTCTATGTAAACCCCGGTTGGACCAATATCAGAATGGTTAAGAAGATTGGCAACCACATTTTTTATACAAAAGGATAATCGTGCCTACGAAAACAGAGATTAATGATTTTAGTGAAATGATTACCAAGTTGTCATACACCTTGGGAGGCACACACATGGATGCTATCATTCACCATTGTGAGCAAACAGGCATGGAGGTCGATGTTGCATCATCATTGGTCTCCAATGCTTTGAAGGCCAAGATTCGTGAAGAAGCCCAAGAATTAAACCTATTGAAAAGAAGTGCATCTTTGCCGTTATGATTTTTTCGCTTGAAGAAGGTTCTGGATTCTCAGCCTTTGCTTTATATAATGCCATTAAACTTCATTTTACTACTGATAGCTACGATTATTTTAAGTATCACGGTAAGACCAACGTTACCAGAGATAACTTTGCCATCAGGAAAGATAAGTACACATTCTACAAGTTATCCCGTAAATACAAACTGGATGACTTGAAGAACTTTTATGTCTCCAACTTTCTTGTTACCGAATCTAATTGGATTGGTGAGATTGCCAATCTGGAAGGTGAAGAAACATACAAACAATGGCAAAAAAGAAATCAGAGCTTGACTTATAGATTCGAACAAGATATAATAGGTCTTCTCAACGCAACACAAACACCAAATGAAATGTTGGTGGTAGAAGATGGTCAGTATCCGTTACTCTTAAAAGAGTTGACTTACAACACCATAAATTTTGAAACGGTGTGTATACTTAATAACATTATGAATTTCTTGCCTATGTGGTCTAAAAAAATAACAGATGATGTTGTTTGGCCATCATGGAAAAGAAGAATTGAAAAGTACACACCGTTCATTGAATTTGACAAAGACAAATTGAAATTGATTTTGAAAGAAAGTTTGAAAGAACATGTTTCTGTTTAAGAAAGAAAAGATAGTATTGACAGCATATACGGATGATCCAACATTGTTGGAGATGTTTCCGGTTGTGGAAGCCAATAAAAACTATCCATCATATTACAAAACATTGGAATCCAAATATCAAAAATTAGACAAAAGAAATAGTCGATTTGTGGAGAATGCTCCAGAAAAGCAATCAACGATTCGATCTTGTTATGGTATTAATAATTTTAATAACTACGGTTTCATTCTTCCGGTTTGGGGAGAGTATTCTATTGTAATGGACAATTCCAATGCTCATGCTATTGGTTCGGCTGATAATCGAATTAGTTACCATGAAGGTGAACAATCTGCGGGAGCATTAGATCCATATCATATTTTTAAATTGGAATCTCCATGGGAATTTACCTGCAATAGAGATATTAAATTTCTTATGACGCAAAATGTTTTTGCTGTAAATTCGGAATACTATTCAATAACACCAGGCATCACAGATTTCTACAATCAAACCACCACGAATATTTTTTTGATGGTTAATAGACACCAAAATAACAAAGAGATATTGATTAAGGCTGGTAGTCCACTTGCAAAATTCATACCATTAACCGATGAAGATGTTGAGTTGAGGCATGAGGTGGTTGATGATGTTAAAAAAGTTAAAGTCAAACCATTTAAATATTTCTTTCATAATGGTTTAACCAAAATGATGAGAGCCAAAAAAACAACAGCCGAGAAAAAACAGGCTAAATGTCCTTTTCATTGGAAATAATATGAGCAAACTAAAAATTTCTTGCATCTATTTGGACATGGATGGTGTAATATGCGACTTTGTTGGCCGTTACAAAAAACTATTCAATGTGAATCCAGATCAAACTCGGAACAAAAAAGAATTTGGTAATCTGTTCAATCAGTTTATTCAAGGCCAAAACTTTGCAACACTTGAAATGATGCCACACGCTGGTGAATTACTGGAGTTTCTACGCAATGCACCAGTGCCAACAGAGATACTATCATCTACTGCTCGTCCAGATTCACACGATAGTATTTCAAAACAAAAAGAGATTTGGTTGGACTCCCACGGAATTAAATTCAAGCGTAATTTTGTACCGGGTAAACAACTAAAGAAAGAATATGCCAGAGAGGACACTCTCATCATTGATGACACGGAAACTGTCATTACTGATTGGCGTATAGCAGGTGGTCATGCAATCTGGCATAGGGATGTGCCTAACACCTTGGCAATGTTGAAGGTTATGCTTTGACAACGCCTAAATAATGTTATATAATGCATCATGTGGATAATCCGTTTATACAACTATACTCCGTTAATACGAAAGGTAAATTATGGTAGATTTCTCTAAACTTAAAAAATCGTCTGGTAATTTGGACAAACTAACCAAGGCGATTGAACAACTCAATGCATCAACCGAAGGTGCATCTGACAAAGATAACTTCTGGCGTCCAGAAGTTGACAAAGCAGGTAACGGCATGGCAACCATCCGATTTCTTCCTGCATCTCCACAAGACGGTGATGATGGCCTTCCATGGGTCAAAATCTTCTCACATGGCTTTCAAGGTCCTGGTGGTTGGCTTATTGACAACTGCTTGACAACCAAGAATCAGCAATGTCCCGTGTGTGAACACAACAATCGTTTGTGGAATTCTGGCGTAGAAGCCAACAAAGAGATTGTACGCAAACAAAAGCGTAAACTCAACTACATTGCTAACGTGTACATCGTAAGTGATCCAAAGCATCCTGAGAACGAAGGGCAAGTTAAATTGTTCAAGTTCGGTAAGAAAATCTTTGATAAGATTACTGAGGCAATGAACCCTGCGTTTGAAGATGAAACAGCAATCAACCCATTTGATATGTGGACTGGTGCTAACTTCAAATTGAAGATTCGTAAAGTTGAAGGCTATCAAAACTATGATAAGTCTGAATTCGAATCTGCATCACCATTGCTGAATGATGATGACGCACTTGAAAAGATTTGGAAGTCCCAAGCTTCATTATTGGAGTTGGTTGCTGACAAAGAATTCAAACCATATGATGTTTTGAAGACCAGACTTGATAAAGTCCTAGGCGTTACTACTACTAGTGATGAAGATGGTGGTCCAAGAGCTCGTACAACTGTGGAACAAGCAAAGGCTGCACCTAAAAAGGCACCAGTTGATCTTGCTGGCACAGATGACGATGATATGGCATACTTCAGCAAGTTGGCCGAAGAAGATTAAACTCTTTTAATAAAAGTTTAGACCCCGCCATGTGCGGGGTTTTTTGTTTATACTACCCGTGTTGAATTCATAATCATTCTTTGGAAGGTGTCTTCCAGATTACGAACAGCAGGTAGTGCTGATTTGCCGGTTGTTGTGGATTTATTGAGTGAGTTTAGGTTATTAACCACAGATTCTAGTGGTGCAGAAAAATCAGCCAATTTCATATCGGTATTCTGACCCATGACAGAAGCCAACTGTTGACCCATGTTAGGAACAGCCTCTGGTGTCGCCATAGATGCAGAGGGTGCAGACAAAGGCATGGTTCCACCACCACTCTCAGGTGGTGCAGGAGTTGCTGTTGGTGCACCACCGGTTTCTCCGGCAGGTGTTGCGGGTGCTGGTGGTGTTTTGGATTGTTGAGTTTGCAGACCAGCCATTGGTACCTGATACATTGCTTCCCTTTTGGGATTCTCAGCCAACCATTTTTTCAGGCCTTCTCTATCGGCACCTAATTCCTGCACCAATTCTTTATCTGTTAAATCAGACTTAACAAAATCTTCAACAGTTCTTCTTGGAACTTGTTTGAGTGCTTTTTGTTGTAACTGTGCTGCAGCACCACCTTCTGTTAGGTTACCACCTTCTCGTTTACTTCTAACACTTAGAGCATAAGCATCATCATCATATTCTTTTGCATATGGATCTTTGTCTATGGCGTCTTTTCGAGATTGTCTCTCGGAAAGTAAATATGCTAAACCTCCTCCAACAGCTATAGCAGCAAGAAGTCCTAAAACAACAGGATTGGCTAACAAAGGACCCACAGTTCTTAATACAGTAAAAATGTTTCTGCCCATACCAAATGCATCAACCATTTGATCTAAGAAACTCTGTGGTTGTTCTGTTACCTTTTCGGCGGTTTGTACTGGCACCAAATCTTTTTTCAATTGTTCTATTGCTTTTAATAAATCTTTGTGCCTTCTATCTGCCGTTTTTTCGGCTTCCATTTGCCTTTCTTCTGCAAAATTATTTTTCTTTTGTCTGTCAGTGATATCTTCTTCACGGTTTTGTTTCATAAAATCATAAATCTTATTCAACATTTCATTCATGCCAGAAGAATCACCACCGCTGCCTTGAAGTTTATCAATCTTAGTTGATGTTGAAACGGGTCTTGCACGACCAGTGAAGTATTCAATATCTTTTCTGGAACGACCCATCATTTTACCAAGAATTGCAGGACCCAATCTGGATCCACCTGTCATAAACTTTGCAATGTTCAACGGATCAAATTTAGCTTTAAGTCTGGTAACTCTGGCTTGTGTTTTTAGACCAATAGCTTTACCAATTGATGCACCATAACCCTCACCAGAGATAAGTTGGTCAGCAATAACGGAACCAAGAGATTGATTTTTCAACCTCGCAGCCATCTGATATGACATTTTATTATCTGTAGCCATTTTATTGTTGTTGCTTTCTTGCATAAGGTGGTCTATCGTCAACCTTTTGTTGAGATTGAACATTATTTGTCTGTTTGTTTGTCGTAGTGGTATTGTTTGTTGTTTGAGCCGACTTATCTTTATTTAACTTTTCTTTGAGGTCTGCATTTTCTTTGGATGATTGGTCAACTTTGGTGCCAGTATCGGTTGTAGTGGGAGGTACTGTCGTTGTTTTATTTTTTAATTTTGATGCTCTATCAGCGTCTAAAGCTGCACCAACTTCTTCAGGTGGATTATGTGCTGCATTAAATCCACCTGGCTTTTTATAAAAAGTTTCTCCTTTTTTTAAATCAACATGTGGTAATGTATTTTTAAATAAACTTTTTGCTTTTATGTCATAAGGAACACCAACAGATGCAAATTCCATTGCAAGTGCTAGTATAGCAGCATCTCTTGTTGATCCTTCTTTTCCGTTAATATAATCATCAACTGCAAATCTACCTCCACTACCTTTGGTGGTTAAACCCTTTACAAACAACATATCCTGTATTTCCGGAGTCAAATATGTTTTATTCGGATCAAGTTTTAATTTTTCAGCCATAACTTTCATTGTACCAGGAATAAGTTGATATTTACCAACAGCAAACAACACGTTCGGATCGGCCGCATCTAACTGGCCTCCAGCACCTAACTTTTTATTTGTGCGTTTTAGATACTCAGTAATTGTCATTTTACTGAAATCTATATCATTGGTTTGAAGGTACGCAGCTTCAGTTTTACCCTTAGCAAGCCAAAAATCACCTCTATTATATGCATTATAACCTTTATTTCCAGATTCATATTTTGAAATATTGGCCGCCAAGGATTCTCTACCTATTAGTGCAGCTGTTGTTGCAACTCCAATCGCAATTTTATCAGCTGTTGATGGTTTAGGTGTCGTTGGTGGCTTTGGTGCCGCAGGTGCAGCTTCTGCTTTTGGTGGCGGTTTAACTTCAGGTGGTTTAACCTGTTCAGCTTTTGGTGGAGGTTTTACTTCAGGTGGTTTAACCTGTTCAGCAGACTTCTTGGCTTTATCTTCAGCTTCTTTTTTAGCCTTATCCTCAGCTTCTTTTTTAGCCTTATCCTCAGCAGCCTTCTTGGCTCTATCCTCAGCTTCTTTTTTAGCCTTATCTTCAACAGCCTTCTTGGCTTTATCTTCAGCTTCTTTTTTAGCTCTATCCTCAGCAGCCTTCTTGGCTTTATCTTCAGCTTCTTTTTTAGCTCTATCCTCAGCAGCCTTCTTGGCTTTATCTTCGGCAGCCTTTTTAGCAGTATCTTCTGCTGGTTTCTTAGCTGGTTCTGGTGGCTTTTTAGCCGGCTCAGGTGGTTTCTTAGCCGCTTCAGCTGGCTTTTTGGCCGCTTCTGCTGGCTTTTTGGCCGGTGTAGTTGGTTTAGCTGCTTCTTTTTCTTCCGCCTTTTTCTCACGGCGAATGACCCTCTTAGGCTTTGGTCTTCTACGAACCGTTAACGCCTTCAACAATTCTTGATGGCGACTTTCTTCTTTTCTGGTATCGGTTTTACTATTCTTTTCGTCTATTTGTCTTTGTTCTAATTCATCTTTGCGATTATCAACCATTAACTGATAAATTTGACCGAGAACACCATCCATGTCGCCACTATCCGCAAGAGCCTTAGGTGTGGCCTTGGTGGAATTCAGCAATGAAGCTGAAGTTTGTTTTGATTTTTCGGACAATTTACTCATCGTTTGTTGATGAGTAACATCCTTACTGTTGTCTCTTGCCATTTATCTCTTTTGTCGTTCTCTTATTTTTTGATTTTCTTCCTCAATATACTGAATCAACATAGAGACATAGATATCTCTTTCCCATGGCAACATAGCTTCTAATTCTGTCAAACTGTATTTGTGATGCTGCATCAAAGAGAAATTAGTTTTGTAATAATTCCTCAAGTTATCGTGACGCAGCGTCAACCGAAAAAATTTTCGAGACCTTCTACATCAATCGTGTGATGAAAACCACATTTACTACAAGTCATCTCAACAGTTTCTTTTAACTTTGGTAAGTTATTAAAGAAGTGTTCAACCTTTTCAAATTGGGCCTGATTCAGACCTTCAACAAACTCCAACATTTCACCTGGTTCGGCCTCATGTGCATAATAGAATTGGTCACCATCATAAATGTGTTCAATGCTTTCTGAAATCAAGTTGAAAGTCACCTCAGTAATATCATCCATGTTAATAGAATCTTTGATGATACCAAATTCTGGATACTTCATCTTAATCATAACCTTGTCAGTCAATTGAATTTCTGGACTAACTTCTTCTTCACGGTATGGTTGAATGTTCTGTAGGTTAACACTTGCTTCCATAATGTTACCACAAACCTTTTCTTCAACCTCATTATTACAACGGTATCTGGTCTCCACAATTTCACCAACAGATTTACTTCTTAGATTGATGAAGTAATATTCAACATCAATGATCGGCAATTTGTCGATATTGATACCTTCAGTCAAGGTACAATTGTTTAGTATGTCACGGACATTCTGTTGAATCGTTGAGGACTCATTTGATTCCAGAGCCATCAACAAGTTCTTTTGTTCTTTAACTAGAAAAGGTCTATATTTAATTTTCTTCTTTGAAATTGGTAATTCAATTTCGTATGTTGGCACATCAAGTTTAGGTAAAGCCATAATTTCTCCAATTTAATTATACAAATCCATTAATATTATCAGCACTCTTTCCAATCGAATCAATTCCCGAACCGATGGCACCGATGGCACTATCAGTAATTGCACCGACAGCACCTTTGGTAGTACCACCAAGGCCACCGTATTTGTCGGTAAGATTTCCAATCTGAGAGTCCAACAGTTCCATGGCAAGGCCTTGGAGAGAATTGTTCTTCCAGTAAGTATATGCAAATGTCACAGACAGTTTGTGGTAACCATCATTAGACCAATCTAGGTCCATTTGGTTTATTGCGATTGGAAATGCCTCATACAAGTTGCAAGAATATGATGGTTGGTTTGTCACATCATATTGTGTTATTGTCAAATCACTACAATAATCACTCTTGTATCTGAAATTATTGTTGTACAACGGGTTGATAAAGTTCAACCATGCATCGAAGAATACTTTTTGTGACATATCATCATCAACAATAAATGTCAAATCAATGTCACTGTATGTGTTTTGATATGGAAACTTTTCAACAGGACCATAGGTCTTTTGTTCGATTGTTGCAAGAGTTCTACCTGGTAGATTTGCGTTCTCGCATCTATATTTCAGGTTTCTATTGGTTTTCACATAAGCCAATAGTGTAACAGGAATAGGAACATCCACCTCAAAACGATTCGGTCTGGCCAAATCGCCGGTGAAAGATGATTTAAAACCGCTAATTGAAACTGGCATCTTAGTTCCTTATTTCTTCTAATGAGTCTTTCCAGACTTCTTTTGGTTGTGCCTTCTTGAATTGATGTACAGGCAAGTACATTGCAACATCCCATTCGTTAGGTTCAACAGCCAATATTCTGGATTTAATGTGGCTATACAGATAATGTTTGATGCATGGTTTGAATTCTTTTAACCTAGACGATGCATCTAACATTGGATATGTGATACGAATTCTTTTAATCTCATCCTCATCATTGTAAATTGCAAAATTCAACAACTTTTTCATAAAAATTAATCTATATCGAAGTGGTAAATAGTGTATGTTTAACCCTATAAAACCATCGGATTGTCGTTTTAGGGGCAAAACCAGTGGAAACCTATCATAATATGGTAAATCATTTTTGCCTTTAGGATCATATACAAAGTAGTATAAACCACCCATCAAGAACTTTTGTCT